AGTACCACCCGGAGGAACAGGAGGAACAGGAGTACCACCCGGAGGAACAGGAGGAACAGGAGTACCACCCGGAGGAACAGGAGGAACAGGAGTACCACCCGGAGGAACAGGAGCTAATTTAGCCGAGAATCCGTATAATTATACAATGCCGTATCTTGAAGCAAAATGGCAGGTATATCCAGGACCGTATCAACCTGGTATTAGATATTCTGGAAATAATGATAATAACATAGAGGAATGGATATCAATGTTAGGAAGTAGAAATCCTTTACCGCAATTTAATACTGGTGTTGCCGCTGGTGGCGGTAGAAAAAAAACCAAAAGACGACGAAAAAAGAGAAGAAAAACTATTAAAAAAAGGAAAAGAAAAAAAAAGAAATCAAGGAAAAGGAAAAACAAAACAAATAAAAAACATTAAATAATAACTAAAATATTTAAATTATTATTTAAACTTCAAATGAAGAACCAACTTTACCAACCATTAACTTAACTTGTTTTTGCTTTACACTCTCATTTGTCTTTTCCTTAAAATCCAATAAAGTTAATATTATACTATCTACTTTTGCTACCATTTCAACACAATCATTATACGTTTTTTTAAGATTGCTTAATCCTGGTAATATGTTATTTATAAAATCCCTTGTATCTTTTGTTATTTTTACATAATTACAAAAAGGGTCTACAGATGATTTATCAATCATTTCATCTAAAAATTTACAAAATTCTATAAAATCATCATCTAAATATTTAATCGTTTTTCCACGACCCTCTCCATACCACCATCTTGCGACCCATTGTCCCCTATAAGCCTGTTCTTTATAATAAGTATATGTCTTTTTATCTTCAATATTTTCTTCTACTCTGCCTAATTTCTCTCCTTCTTTTAAATCTACAAAAATAGTTAATCTTTTTTTATTTTCTTCTAAAGTATTCTTCAATCGTGTAGGTGTTAAAATTAATGGATGAGGTACTAATGTAGATAAACCACTTGCTCCTGATAACATTATACATAAGACATATAAAATAATTTTTAATTCATTTACAAATAAGGTATATATTGTGGACTAGAATTTTCATATATAGTAACCTTAAAAGCATCTTTATATCCTTCTACATATACAGTGTCACCATTCATCAATTCATCACATCCATATTCACTTGTACAACTTCTTCCGTTTTTACTCATTGGTAATTTTATAGCATTTGTTTTATCACTCATTGTATAATATTGCCATTTACTTCTATTACTATATAATGGACGACCCATTACAGGTAATATTGTTTCATCACCATTTAATCGTGTTAATATCCCTACTTGATTGTAATTAGAATCAAAACCACGCGTGTTAATATTAATAGGAACTCCTCGTGGATCACTCGTATTTCTTGGAAAAAAACGGTCATCTTTTAATGGTGGAGAAAAAGGGTTCATTAAGGTATTACGGGTATTCATAGAAAATATACTATTCATTTTCGGAAAAAAAGAACTATTATTATTTTCCTTAATTACTACTACTTCTTTATTAGCAGAATGTTCCTTATTAATTATATAAGAATAAACAACAACTGCTAAAATTAAAACTAAAATTAAAAATATGATAGTCATATTTTCAATACAAATAAATCCTGGAGGACACATCTTGGCCATATATATATAGTTAATTTATTATTTAAGCATCCTTCTTGGAAGGCTTTTTACCCAATGATTTTAAATCTGGGGCACCACCATTAAGTTTTTTAAGAATATTTCCCATTTCTCCCATACTTGGTAAATCCATTCCAGATAAAGTCTCTTTTGCTGTATTTAAGACAGGAGCCATAGAATTAAGCGTTTGCATTAAATCTTTTTGTTGGCTTACAAGTTTCTTGGTTTCGGTAGTAATACTTTTAATACCGTCGTCACCGAGCATCGTTTGTAAATTATCATAAGCTTGTTCCATCGTAGCAGCATAATCAATACGGTCACCTACAGCATCATCGTCATCATCTACAGAAGCTGGTGAAGAAGGAGGAACATTATTTTGAAATCCTGTTTTACATTTGCTATCTACACATTTCTCTCCACTTCCGGTGCAATCAGAATCTTGTGTGCATTGTGCATTTCCTTCTTTCATACCTTGTTTCATACCTTCCTTTTTCTTTGGTTTTTCTTCATCATCTTCTTTATTTTTCATCCCTTCCATCACTCTTTTATTGACTGCTATTAAACTGGTTACAACAATAGCTAAAAGGAGATTTACAGCCATATTTTTGCTAAAATATGTAGATAATACACCTACTGCTACAAATAAAGCTAAAGAATCATAGTCTTGAAGAGCCACGTATCCTAATACGTTAATGATTGCTAAAACAAGGAGAACGTATAAAACATATTTGTTTTTTAAAATGGCTGGTGCTTGTAATTTCATTTTATATATTAATTATATATAAAATAATCATTAGTTAATTATAAAATTGTGAAGCTAGCATTTTATGCGCATGATGCTGGTGTACCGTCGGTCCATTCTCCCTCCGCCTTGTCACAGTCCTCTTTCGTTGCAGCATCAGCTTCTTCATTATTTTTCATGCATTTACCTTTGATTTCTGCGGTGAAGGCGCAAGCATTTTCTCCACCATCAGGAGAGTATTTTGACTTGTCTTCACACATTTCTTTAGCACCAGCAGCATCTAAAGCAACCTTGTTGCACGCTTCAATTGAAGAAGGAGCGTTGCCTTCCCTTGCTAGCTGTCCTCCAGCCTCAGCAGCAGCATTAGCGGCATCAGCAAGAAGATCAGCGGGTTCTTTCATTGCTTCTTCGAAACCTTCCTTAACACGTCCGCAACCAAAAACAAAGTTAGCTACAAATAAGGCAGCAAGGATTGAAAGACTTTTGTTACTACAGTAGCAATGCATACCATATCCAGCAAGTAAGAATAAAGCTAGGCATTCATACGCTTTTACAGATGCGTAACCAATAACATTAAGAGCTGCTAAAACAGCTAAGGCATAGAATAAATATTTGTTCTTTAATACAGCAGGAACTTTCATTATAATAAATATGTATAAAAAAAAATTATATTAATGTATTGAAAGTTAATATAATTATATTATTATTTTCCTAAATTAATTTCTTTTTCCTTTCCTTCCTTTCCTTCTCTTTCTTCTTGATTGTTTTTTTTTCTTTTTTCGTGTGCCTTTTTTCTTTTTCTTTTTCTTATTCTTATTTTTTGTTTTATTATATTTTATATTTACACTTCTAACTGGAGTACCATAAGGTATAGATTTTAATTCATTTGGTGACCGCCAGCCTCCACTAAAATTACCACTATTGAACTGATCAATACGATCTTGCACACTTGTACTTGGACTTGGACTTTTGGTTTCATCAGATCGTGATTCTACCTTTTCTTCTGTTCTTGATCTTTCTGCTTCTGTTATTCTCCTATCAATATCGGCACATATCTTATCAATTTCTTTTTTTAAGTTATTTGATAATCTCCCTAATTCTTGGAGCTCAGCATCCTCTTCCCCCAGTTCCTCAACTGCGTTATTAAACAAATCGTATATTTGTTTAAGTTTAGCTTTACACTCTCTTTTTTGACCTTCAACATCCTCCATTGCCATTTGTAAACGTTCTCGTAATCCACGTGATTGACTTAAAATATCATCATATCTTGTTAATAACTCATTTAACCTTTCAATGCATTGTTGTAAATTAAGTAGTAATGTATTTAGTTCCGTATTGACTCCAGAAACATCACTTTTATATTTATTAAATCTTTTCATTGTTGTATCAATTAATCCTTGGATTTGTCCCACATAATCAACATCGCTCATAGTATATAATATAATTATATATTTATTCTAAATCTGAATTTATGTCTGCTTCAATTGTAGTTACAGTGTCATCTGCTTCATTTACAACCTTTTCTAAATCATTACGCACTTCATATAATTTCTCCAACAATACACTCTGTTCATGTTTAGATTCCTGTAACATTCTTTCTGTTAAATTTGAATCTAACATATTTTTTTCTAAATAATGCAACAATCTTAATATAGTTAATTCTTGTTCCTTTTTTTGATTTATTATAAAATTATGATAATCTTCATAATCATCATATATTTGCCTTAAAAATTTATTATCCTTTTGAAAAGTTCTTAAATTACGTAAATTGCTATGTAAATTATTTCTATTCTTTTTAATCTCACACGCTATTTGCTTTAAAACTAATTCATTTTGTAAATGGTCCATTATTTATTATATATAATTATATGATATTATTTTTTTGAGATATCTACGAGTATATAGGTAAGTTTTTGAAATTATTTTTTTGTAATAACCCCATAGTGTAGTAAAGAAATAATATTATTGAAAAGAATTTAAATCTAAGCGAATATTATTTAGGATGTCCAAATCCCAAAAAGAATTTCTGCTTACTGAAAACGAAAATCGCTACGTAATGTTTCCCATCGTTGATGAGGACATTTGGAAGATGTACAAAAAACAAATGGATTGCTTTTGGCGCGCCGAAGAAATCGATTTATCGAAAGATACAAAACATTGGCTTACACTTAGCAACGATGAACAACATTTTATTAAGCATATATTAGCCTTCTTTGCTGCTAGCGATGGTATTGTATTGGAAAATCTTGGCCAACGATTTATGAATGAGGTTCAAATTGCCGAAGCCCGTGCTGCATACGGATTTCAACTTATGATGGAAAATGTTCACTCAGAGACGTACTCACTTTTAATTGATACACTTGTTAAAGAAGAACGAGAAAAGACAAATCTTTTTGAAGCAATTAACAATTTCCCTTGTATTAAAAAGAAGGCAGATTGGGCTATTAAATGGATTAATGATAAACGTTCGTCTTTTGCTACTCGACTTATTGCGTTTGCTTGCGTAGAAGGAATATTTTTTAGTGGTTCATTTTGCTCTATTTATTGGCTCAAGAAAAGAGGTATAATGCCCGGATTGACCTTCAGTAATGAACTGATTTCTCGCGATGAAGGAATGCATACTGATTTCGCCGTATTGTTATTTTCAAAATTACAGAAAAAACCCAAAAAGGCAAAAATAGTTGAATTAATTAAAGAAGCGGTTGAAATAGAACAAGAGTTTATTACTGAGGCGTTACCTTGCAAATTAATAGGCATGAATGCTAAACTAATGAAACAATATATCGAATTTGTTGCTGATAGACTTATCGTTCAACTTGGTTATTCAAAGATTTATAACAGTACTAATCCATTTGATTTTATGGAAATGATTTCATTGGAAGGAAAAACGAATTTTTTCGAAAAACGTGTAGGTGATTATAGTCTTAGCAATAATGATAAAAGTGAAGATTGCTTTGGTGCTGATGAAGTAGACTTTTAGAAAATTGATTTAATTATAGTATATAGTTAAATTAGTATATATACTATAAATATGATGGATGGACCATGGTATGAATGTGTAGGCCCTTGTGCCGGTGAAGTTAGAAAAGACGTATTAAATCATATAAATATTGTTCAAGTAGGAGTAGATCTCTATAAAAAAGAAAAAGACAAAATTATTCAAGATGTTATAATGGAGGTTATACCAGATAGTAGAAATGATTTTGGTTCATGGAGAGGTTATTCTACATTTGGTGTAAAAACAGAGATAGCAAAAATAGTTATTGGTAAAGTAAGGATGCGTTATTCTATTTTAATATTAAAAAGAGAATTCACACCATATATAATGCATTACTTATATAAACCAGGGGGAATGAGATTTAATGAGATTGCTAATAGTACAATGGTTGGTAGAAATCTTGAAAATCCAGAAGAAGAATAATAATTATTATTTAAAAATAAAGTATTTTAATTATTATATGGATTTCAAATTTTTAAAAGATAACAATATAAATAATTCCTGCATCAGTTATAGTCTAAATCATTTTAAGTCTAGATTTAATAATAAATATAAATTATCTGAAATTAATATTAATTCTATAAAACCCTGTATTTTTTTTGGTATTTATAATACTAACGAATGGAATACTTATTTTAAATACAGAGGTCCAAAATTTATTTTGTTCGGAGGAACAGATATTAATCCTTTTCATGTGTTAGGTAAGTATAATATTAAATTAATTATAATCAATAAAATAACAAATATTTTAGTTTTATCTGAAAAAGCACAAAATAATCTACGAAGATTAAATATTGCATCTATATTTTTTGATATGAATCTTGTTAATAAAACATTATTTTTCCCAAATAAAAATAAAAAAAAAACAAATAAAATTTATTGTTACAACGGCACTTATAAAAAACCAAGACCCGACACATATGGGGGAAATATATTAATACAATTAAAACAAAAATTGCCACAATTTAAATTTATTTTTAGCTCTGATGTAAATTATAAATATGAAGATATGCCTAAATTGTATAATTCTGTATTTATTGTTTTAAGACTAACATCACAAGATGGTAATGCTAATACTGTTCAAGAATGTGAAGCTATGAATGTTCCAGTTGTTCATAATATTAGTAAATATGGTTTAAAATATAAAAATATTGATAATATAATTTATCATATTAATAATGTATTTAAAAATCAATAATTTTGTTCTGTAATTTTATTCAATAAGTTATATCCACACTCAAAATTTTTTGTTCTAGATAATAATAATCCATATTTTCTTGATTCATTTTCTACTTCTATATATTCATTTTCAAAACATTTTTTTATAGTTTGAACAATAGTATCATGATCCGCATCGTGATTTATTTCTATCATCTTGTCCTTTAATTCTGGATAATCTGGTGGAATATCACCAATCATAGTAGAACCACTCATAGGAACTTCCATATATTTTTTTAATAAAATTCGATATGACGATGAAGACACAAAGGTAAATCTACTTTTATTAATTATGTTTGATAATTCTTCATTTTTGGGCATTTTATCCAAAGCACCTTTATAATATCCTGGATGAGGTATGTGTTTAATCCGTAAGTTACTTTTTTCATTTAAAAACTTTAATACTTCAAAAAATTTTACTCTCAGTGGATAAGCCATTTTATTAATAAAACCATACAATAAAATATCATATTTAAAACCACTTTCCAGTTTTCTCATTTTAAAATTTTCACTATCTATAAAATATCCCCAATAATCAATATTTACACCTGATTTTTTGTAATAATCGTCCAGTTCAATCTTTTGTTGTGGTTTTAAAAGTTTTTGAAATTTATATTTTTTATATAATGGTATTACGGTTTCATAATAGTGGGAATCTTCAAATATCATATATCTTGGTAAATTCACATGGTTTTTATTAAAATCTTTTATTGATATTTCCGTCCACTTTTCCTGTCGTGATAAAAAATAATAAATAATTACATCCGGTTCCCATTTTATTCTTTTTTTTGTTTTACTTACCCAACCTTTTAATGTTTGTCCTTCTTTATCATTCATTATTTTAATATTTTGCTTTGTAGATAAAAAATTTAATAAATCAACTCTATTGTTACTTGGTTGTTCTTTAAACAAGTCCATCTTAGCAATAATTAGTACATTTTTCATATATATTAATTATTGTGTATATTTTTTAAGTATTATCTTAGGAATAAGATCTTCCTTGATTTTGTCTAGTTTTTTATAACATTTATTAATTGTTACTTCACTAATTTCACTACATTTATTTACATTTTTTTTGCTGATATTTAAATTACACGTTTGAGCCACAAAATATACTATACCTGCTGCTACAGAATGTGGTGTATTTTCCGGAATTAAATTCTTTTGCGATATCTTGTGTGCTACAAATAAACATACCTTTGTTAGCTCCTTATTTAATCCCAATTTACTACAATATCTTTCTATAAATGATGTAGGCGTTGTCTTATAGAAATGTGTCTTATCACTAGATACATCATCCTTCTCCATATTATTTAATAAATTTACAGCATTTTTACAACCTCTGGTTGCTGATGTATTGTCCAAATGAAATATACTTGCTATTTCCTTGGCTGTTCTTGGATATTTATGAATACGAGCAGCAATATACACCGCCGCAGCAATAATACCATCTCTATTATCTCCTCTAAATGTTTTCTCTTCTGATAATTTTTTATGTTGTCGCAAAGCCTCATCTACAATTATCTTTGGAATACCTGAATTCTTAGACATTAATTTAATTGTTTCAAATTCGTCGTATTGAGACTTTTCCTTGTAAGGCATCGATTGCCACTCTGTATAACGCCTAATTTTTCTCATCTCATAACTTGAACGCCCGCCACACACTACCTTACAACCATATGAAGATTCCTTTAATAACGGGTTTATAGGCATACCACATCGTGTTGGATCGCTCATACTACTATCGTCCGCACCATAATAACGCCATTCTGCTGTTTCATCTAATACATCTTTATATATTACAGCACAACTCTTATTAGTACACGTTAATAATTTTTGCTGTGTATACGATACAGCACTATTACATAAATCACACGTTTCTCTTTGACGCAAATTCTGTGATTCATACAATAATTCTAATTTTTTCTCTTTATTTTCTACACTTTCAAAAGCATTCCAAAGATTTTTTAAACTCTTTTTACCTTTCTTTTTCTTTTTTGTCTGCTGACTGAACATTATTAATTTAATATATAATAGTTTGTTTTTAATTCAATTTTATAATATATATATTTATCATAAATGGGCGCACAAAATTCAAAACCTAAAAGTAATAATCCAGATACTCCCGACACAGATAAGGAAACTGAAAATATGAAAATAGAAAACGTTATTGATTATACTGCCGCAAAATATATCACAACTTCTTCTTTTACAGATATGATTAATCTACATAAACCTGAATATTGTGATAAATTAGTTATATTAACCGCAAAAGTTATTGAAAAACATTTGAACAATATGGATATTAAATTCCTAGAACAAAGAACTGAAAATGGTGTTACTATTAATAAAACCGCTGATGCTAATATAATTTATTTAGCCAAAAATAAACTCGAATCCGTTGATGTTCCTAATAAATTTAAAAAACAACACATGTGTAATGCTATAGCAAAATTTTATGTTAAAATAGCACATTTGTTTGCTTGTATTTCCATGACTATTAATCCAAGATATACTTATACCGATGCTACCGGCAGAGAAATTACCGTTCCGCTTAGCAAAAAGAAAGATATTCCCAAACATATTCAAATTAAATATAGTAAATTTAATCTTTGTTCAAGAAGAATTA